TCCTGTACTACACAAGCAATGCTTCAGCCAACTGGACGCTTAACATCCGTGGGTCAAGCTCAGTAGCCCTAAACAGCATCATGTCTACAGGGCAGAGTGTCACGATTACGCATCTTGTGACACAAGGCGGGACGGCTTATTACAACTCAGCGGTTACGGTAGACGGTACAAGTGTTACGCCTAAATGGTCAGGTGGATCGGCCCCCAGTGCAGGCAATGCTAATAGCGTAGACGTTTACAGCTATACGCTTATCAAGACAGGGAGTGGTTCGTTTACAGTTTTTGCTAGCCAGGCAAGGTACGCATAATGCCGATTCTTTCAGCATTTGGTGCGGCTAGACCTCTGGGTGTAGGAGGTGGAGGCGGGATTATTGAAGGCGAGTATTCGTACGATTTTAATGGCTCGTCATACTTTACTTACCCTGCATCGTCATCGTTTGCTATTGGAACCCAGCAATTCAGTATTGAGTGCTTTGTTTATTTAGACTCTTACCCGGCAACAACCGCCCCAATCCTAGACTTTGGATACGGCACAGGTAGCTCGCAGCCTCAACGAATACAGTTTTATATCAACTCATCAGGTCAGCCTGCGTTTGTTAGGAATAATTACCCGACAACAAGCGGATCAACAACTGCGACATCATCAATAGCCGTGTCACTGTCAACGTGGACATACATTGCTGTGTCTAGGCTTTCTTCTGGTGTGGTTCGTGTATTTGTTGGTTCTTCACAAGGTGCTTCGGCATCCATATCTGGGACGATTACAAGCGGTTCAACAATTACGCCATCAGTTGGAAACGGCACTGTTCAAACCACTCGGTTTCTTGACGGAAAGATCAGCAACTTACGTTTCAATCTTGGCTCATCGTTTTCAAGTGCCACAGTTCCTACAAGCCCATTGACTGCACAAGCAACAACCAAGATGCTTACATGCCAGTCATCAACTGTAAAAGATAATAGCGTGGCTAATGGTGGTGGCCCATGGACGGTGACTAACTCTGGCGTTATTGTTTCTGGGTCTAGTCCGTTTTAATTACATGGAGTAATTATGAAAAAGCTCTTACTGATTACACCCCTGCTTCTCGCAAGCTGCGCTACAAATTACGATGGTTATGCCGAGGCTAATGTAAAGATTGCTCAAGCTCGCGCACAAGCTGAGAGTGAAAAGTACAAAGCAATGGCAGCAATTGCATCTACAGGTGATGCTGCGGCCAAAGTCGCTGCCGTTATGAGCATGGCGCTTGGGCAACCTAACCAACCACAGCAACAGATCGCACCGCCAAAATCAGCAGGCGAGACGACCCTGCAAGCGATTGCAACCATTCTCCCGTCGATTGCTCAGATATACGGCATAAACAGACAAGTCGCGTTAGGTATTGAGCAGGTTAGGGGTAACGTAGCCATACAGCAGACGGTAAGCAATGCGTCAGTTATGACTGCAAGAAGTACCAATGACACCTTTGCGAGTATCGCTGGCAAGATCCAAGCGCCAGCAGCAAACATAACCACGACAACCACTACTACAACCGATAACACCCATACACCAACAGTTGTCACGACTGAAAAAGCTGTTGTGCTTGATCCTAAAGTGATCACTACCGAGAAGCCTGTAATTGTCAACCCAACTGTGGTGCGACCTGAAGTGGTTAATCCGGTGGTCATCAATCCTGCCGCGCCTCAGTAATCATGTTTGATCTTCTATCAGGTGGCTTATTGGGATCGGTGGTTGGCGGTATTTTTCGTATCGCCCCAGAGATCCTTAAATTCCTTGATAAGAAGAACGAGCGGCAGCATGAGCTGTCCATGTTCCGGTTGCAGACCGACCTAGAGAAGCTGCGTGGCGAATTTAAGGTGGAGGAAAAGTATGTTGACTACTCGGTTCAACAACTGGATACCATCAAAAGCGCGTTTCAAGAGCAGGCTGAAACGGCTAAAGCAGCGGGCCCAATGGTGGCTGCTATCTCGGCGCTGGTTCGTCCGGGCATCACTTGGTGTCTCTTCTTTATGTATGCGTCAGTCAAGGCGGCTGCGATTGTTATGGCATTTCAGACGGGTGCGGCATGGACTGAAGTTGTAACCAAGTGCTGGGACGAGGACGATTTTGGTCTGTTCACGATGGTACTTACGTACTGGTTTGTTTCAAGAAGCTTAGAAAAATACCGTAAGACATGAACCATGAGCAATTCATTGAACTTGTCAGAATACGTGCAGATGTTGAGGCGCAATTACGGTTCATTGAAGAGCAGCGACGAATCATTGCCGAGCAAAACAGAAGAATCCTTGAACTCCTTGGACGCCGCGAAGCAGATAGCCAAGGAGCATCTGATCAAACCCTTTGAAGGTTTAGCAAGACGCCTGCCTGACGGACGAGTCCAAGCCTATCCCGACCCCGGAACCAGAGGACATCCCTGGACAATCGGTTGGGGAGCCACCGGACCAGACATTAATCCCGGCACCATCTGGACAATGGAGCAGTGCGAAGACGCCTTGGACCATCATGTGGAGTATTTTGTCCGAGGTCTGGTAAAGCTTTCACCCAAGATTCAAACTGCACTACCAAGGCGCATTGCCGCTGTGACTAGCTGGGTCTACAATTGTGGCCTAGGGAACTATCGGGTTTCCACGTTTAAAAAGCGTATTGATGCGGGAGATTGGGATGGTGCAGCCGATCAGTGCTTGTTATGGAATAAGGCATCGGGTCGAGTCCTTCCTGGCCTCACGCGCCGACGTGCTGCTGAAGCTGCCTTAATGAGGTGAGCCGTGCCTTTACAAAAGATCCTTAATCGACCTGGCGTCAACCGAGAAAATACCCGCTATACTTCTGAGAGCGGTTGGTATGTCTCTGACAAGGTGCGATTTCGTCAGGGCACGCCAGAAAAGATTGGCGGCTGGGCGAGGATTTCATCCAATACATTCTTAGGTACTTGCAGGTCATTATGGAACTGGGTAACGCTAACAGCTAACAATCTCATGGGTTGTGGCACCAGCGCTAAGTATTACATTGAGAGTGGTGGTGTATACAACGACATTACACCGATCCGTCAGTACACCTATTCAGCCACGTTAACCAATCCGTTTACCACGACCAACGGGCAAAACACGATCTCGGTAAGCGATACCGACCATGGCGCACAGGCTGGATCTATTGTTTACTTCACAGGATCTTCAGCGGTTGGTGGTATACCTGCGGCGGAGATCAATACAAGACATGCGATTACATCCATTACGGATGCTAATACCTATGTCATTACGGTCACTACATCAGCTTCATCTTCTGCAACGGGTGGCGGCACAGTAACAGCCACGTATTACATTAATGGTCGGTTACTTGGTACAGATCCATTTGCGACAACCAGTGGTAGCAATGTTGTTACGGTAACGGCAACTGGTCATGGCGGCCAGACGGGTGATTACGTTACCTTCTCTGGGGCGTCTACCTTTGCCAACGTGGATATGAATGGTGAGTTCACGATCACCGTTATTGATACGAATAGCTTTACCGTCAATGCCAGTACCAATGCGTCATCAACTACAACAGGTGGTGGGTCTGCTGTACGTGCTACGTATCAAATTACCATCGGGCCGGAAGATCAAGTGGCGCAGGTTGGATTTGGCGCAGGTGCTTGGGGGGCAGGGAAGTTCGGTGGTGTCGGCACGTTTATACCGGATGCGCTGAGACTATGGTCGGCCATGAACTTTGGCGAGGATCTTGTGTTTGCTCCTCGCGGCGGCGGTGTTTATTACTGGGACGCAACAAACGGCCTAGGTACGCGTGGCGTAAGTATTGAGACATTACCAGGTGCGAGCAATCCTCCAGTAGTACAGAACCTTGTGTTTGTATCTGATGTGTATCGGTTTGTATTTTGCTTAGGCGCTAACGATTACCTATCAGATGTGCAAGACCCCATGCTCATACGCTGGGCGGATCAGGAGTCAATAACCGACTGGACGCCGACTGCGGTTAACCAGGCCGGCTCATTACGTCTATCCCATGGGTCAAAGATCATTGCGGCTATACAGACTAGGCAAGAGATTCTAGTCTGGACCGATACATCCTTGTATTCCTTGCAATACCTTGGAGCGCCACTGGTATGGGGTGCTCAGTTATTAGCAGACAACATATCCATCGTTGGGCCAAATGCAGCATCGGTAGCATCTGGGATTGTTTATTGGATGGGTGTTGATAAGTTCTACATGTATGACGGGCGGGTACAGACACTTAACTGTGACCTGCGTAAATATGTATTCCAAGACATAAATAGTACGCAATACTTGGCTTATTTCTCAGGGACTATTGAGGGCTTTAATGAGGTATGGTGGTTCTATGCCTCACAAGGCTCTACGACCATTGATCGGTATGTGGTGTACAACTACATGGAGCGAATCTGGTACTACGGAACGATGGCACGAACGGCATGGTTCGACGCAGGGTTGCGTGATTACCCGCAGGCGGCTACTTACAGTAACAACCTAGTGAACCATGAGTTTGGCAATGATGACAATACCAGTGGTATACCGGTACCGATTACGGCTTACATTGAATCGGCTGAGTTTGATATTCAAGATGGTCACAACATAGGGTTTGTATGGCGCATCCTGCCTGACATTACCTTTAGCGGGACAAGTAGTACGAACACAAATCCAAGTGTCACGATGACCTTAATACCTATGATGAACTCTGGTTCCGGGTATAACAGTCCACAATCAGAGGGCGGGAGTAGTTCTGCTGCGGTAACCAGAACATCCACGGCGGTGATTGAGCAGTTTACGGGGCAGATTTATACAAGGGTCCGTGGGCGTCAGTTGATCTTTAAAGTTGAATCTACGGATCTTGGCAGCGCTTGGCAGCTAGGCTCGCCTAGACTGGACATCAGGCCGGACGGAAAAGCTACAGGACGTGGTGCATGAGATACCTAGATAGTCCTCAGCCGCCTAACCTGCCATACGCACCGCAGGAATGGAATCCTCAATATCAGGAGCAGCTTAATAACGTCCTGCGTTTGTACTTTAATCGGTTGAGCCATGCCACGCAGTATTTATTAGGACCAAATGGTGGACAGTACGTTGATTGCCCGAATGGATTATTTTTTAATACTGTAGACCAGACATTTGCTGCAACCGGTACTGCTTATCCGGTTGTATTTAATGCCACTTATTTAAATAATGCGGTGGCTTTACAGTCAGGAAGTACATCAAGAATAGAAGTTACGATCGATGGCATATATAACTTCCAGTATTCTGGTCAGTTATTAAGTACTAATTCCAGTGCAAAAAACGTATATATCTGGATTAAAAGAAACGGTATAAACATTGGTTATTCGACCCATGCGTATACATTATCTTCTAATAATGAATATATGGAAGTTAGTTGGAACTTTAATATTGATCTTGCTGCCGGTGAATATCTTGAGTTAGAAATAGCAACAACAGATACTAATGTGCGGTTAGATGCAGAGGCGGCAACATCACCTCATCCCGGTATACCGTCAAGTGTTATGGCGGTAAACTTCATATCTCCCTTGCCGGACCCCCGGCCTACACCTCCATAACGGAGCTAGTTATGTCAGAAGATGAATTATTAGCCAATATGGCGCCACAAGGTGATTCAACGACTGTTACCGCAGCGGATGACGAAGATTTTTGGCGATTAATTGGGATAGACCCAAGCACAATACCTGCTGGCGGTACAAGCCCAACGAATGCAGAGATTGAACAATCTATTGGACTTGGTTCTGAGGGCTCATCTATTTGGAAAAACGTGCTGCGTTCCGTCTTAGGTACGCAGGGAACTAATGGCACTGGCGCTGGTCTTGCTCTCGGCCTTGGTGCATTGGCAGCAGCTCTGACGCAACAAAAAGCACCAACCATCAAAGCTCCTGAATATAAGTCAGCGCCTATATATAACCGTGCATTAACTGCACCGCTCATGCCTCCACAGCCGGCGCCCGAGAAATCAGCTTCAGGGCAAAACATTTACCGGCCCATGGTGGGGATGCCATTGTTCTTTAATCCCAATCCATTTCAGTTTGACGCTACTGAAGCTGCAAAACGGTATGGCCCAACACCAGAGCAAATTGCTAGTGGAAGGGCTGGGTATGAGGCAGGTCTTGCATCACTGTATAAGCCGTTAACAATCACGCCATTTACTTATGCAACCCATTCTCCAACACCCGCTCCTGCACCTGCCCCTGCACCTGCCCCTGCACCTGCACCTGCTCCAGCGCCGTCTGGGGATGAAGTTGTTGCAGGCGCCACAGGCGGTTCTGTTGATGACATCATGGTTGGTTATGGTGGTGGAGGTTACAACCAAGGTGGCGATGTTTACATGGCGGCTGGTCGTTACTTAAGAGGTGGCGGTGATGGTATGTCTGACAGCATCCCTGCAACGATTAACAACAAGCAACCGGCGCGTTTGGCAGATGGTGAGTTTGTGGTTCCTGCGGATGTCGTGGCTGATCTTGGTAATGGTTCATCAAATGCAGGTGCAAAGAAGCTGTACGCCATGATGAAAAAGATTCGTCAGGCCAGACATGGCACAAGCAAACAGCCGCCAGAGGTAAAGGCTGAATCGGCTATGCCAAGATGAATGAATGGGAGCGTTGCAGTGCATGGATTCAAGCGGCTTTGGATCAAGCAGGCAATTTGTTTTCCCTAGAGGATGTGTTAGAAGCTATACAAACAGGTAAGGCGCAATTCTGGCCCGGCAAGGATTGTGCGCTAGTGACAGAGGTAAGGCAGTACCCGCGCAAGAAGATATGTAATGTGTGGCTTGCTGGAGGGGATCTTGAAGAGATCAAACATATCGTGACGTATATACGAATGTTTGCCAAGCAAGCAGACTGTGATGCCATCACGTTGCAAGGGCGTCCGGGCTGGCAGAAAATATACCCGCAACGATTGAAATCAGTAACTTTGATGGAAGAGGTGTCCAAATGAGCATGGGCGGCCCGTCGCAAACAGTAACCCAAATGCCACCGGAGTTCCAACTCCCGTACATATCTGATCTGTACCGGATGGGACAACAGGTTGCATATACCCCATACACGGCTTACCAAATGCCACGGTATGCTGAAACAGCACCGCTATACCAGCAAGGTGCAGAAGCCGCTCAGCAAGTGGCGCAGTCTCCAGGCCTCTTGGGGCAATTAAAGATTGGCGGCCAAGATGTAGGCGTCATGCAGGCTTACATGAATCCGTACCAACAGGCGGTTACGGATGTCGCCAAGCAGAAAGCCGTACAAGAATACGGCTCCGGTCTACAGTCTTTAAGAAGTAATGCGGCTGCTCGTGGTGCTTATGGTGGTTCACGTCAGGCGATCATGGAATCGGAGCTGATGAAGAACTTAGGCACCAATCTTTCTAATATCCAGATGCAGGGTTCACAGCAGGCATTTAATCAAGCGGGTCAGTTGTATCAGCAAGACTTGCAGAACCAGATGCAAAAGGCTCAGACCTTGCAGCAACTTGGTCTTTCTGATGAGGCACGCCGCCAGAGAGATTTGGATGCGATGTACCAAGAGTTTGAGCGTCAGCGTAATTATCCGGCGCAGCAAGTGGCTCAATACCGGGATATTATTTTTGGCCTGCCGGGGTACGCTTCTCAGTCGGCCTATCAATCTTCAGGCAATCCACTAACCCAAGGGTTAGGATTGGCGCGTCTCTTGTACGGAGGCCTATAAATGTTCGCACAAGCAAATACCGGCCTTGGTGGGGATGTCAATATCCTTGAGGCTATGGAGATGTTTAAGTCAGTGCCTGATCAGATGCTACCTAAATACGCACAAGATCCTAAGCTAGCGATCTTTGCCGCGGCGGAAATGGCTCGCCGGGATGACATGCGTAAGCGGTACAACCAGAGAGCGCAAAAGCCCAATAAGCCTGTAGTTGCACAACTGGCTGAGTCCATGGCGCCGACGATGCCCATGATGCCGCCTGGTATGAATGCACCGCAAGAGCCACAGCCTATGCAGATGGCTCCGTCGCAGCAACCACAAATGCAACAAATGCAACCGCAAATGCAACCGCAAATGCAACCACAGGTTGGATTAGGTGCAGTTGCTCCACAGGGTATGGCTGGTGGTGGTATTGTCGCCTTTAAAGGAGGTGACTTGGTTGGCGGAACCAAAGAGGATGATGAGGAAAGGAAAAGAAGGGATAGGGAGGCCATGGCAGAAAGCATGAGGTCTGTTGGTGCTGCTGCTATGGATATTGGCTCTTTACCTTTCAGAGCGATAGGCGGTGCGGCTGAGTCAGCAATAACAAGGCCTTTGCGTGCCATGGGTGTAAATATCCCATACTTGCCAGAGTCATACTACGGCGGCGATAGAAGTAGCATGACACCATACTATGACGCATTGCGTAGGGAAAGAGGTGAAATACCAGCGCCTCAACAGCCTTCACAACAGCAGCAAAGTGCACAACAGCCCCCGCAAAGACAAGCTGTTATTCCTATGCAGCAAGCCCCTGCTGCGCCCCCACCTATGGGTATTGAGCAGATTATAGCTATGGGTAAAAAGGGTTTGGCTGGCGTTCCACAGATTCAGCCAGAACTTGCGGCAGAAACTGCAGCCCGTGCCGGAACGCTGTATGACGAACGGCAGAAGCGATTCCCTGATCAAATATCTCCAATCATGGAACAGCTTAAGCAGTTCTATGGTCAACAAGCATCTAAGCAAGATATAGATAAAGCAGCTAATCGCCAGATAGCTTTAGCTATGATGGGAAGTAAGGACCGCAACTTCTTATCTGGTTTAGCTAGTGGGCTACAAGCCGGTGAGGATGTTAAGAAGTCCATGGGCGCAGAGAATCGTGCAATGCAACAAGCTTCGTTGCAGGCACAGTTGGCCCATGCAAAGTATCAAGATGCGGTACGCCGTGGTGATTACGATGCGGCAGAGAGAGCAGCAAAAGAAGAGCGTACTTATAGACTTCAAGCTCAGAAGCTACAACAAGATCAGGCCATGATGCCTCTTGAGGTTGGCATGGGATTGGCCAGAGCTATGCAACCAAAAGGAACGGGTGAAAAACCAATTAACCCGCTTCAGGCTTCTAAAGAAATTCGTGAGATTTTTCAGATGCCTCAAGTTCAAGCTGAAATCAAGGCAATTCAAGATAAATATGAGGCGATGGCTAAACCTACACTTGGCTTTGGCGGCACAGGAATTGGCGGCAGCGTCCCGGAAAACTGGCGAGAGCCTGGAAAGATTGATCCAAAAACGAACGAAAGAAAGCCAAGCCTTGGCGACAAAATGCGTGCGGAGCAAGAAGCCGTCATTCGCCGTTACGCGCAGATGTTTGGATTCCCTGGTCAGGCTGGCATCTTTACTCCGTCAAATGAACAGGTGCAAGCATACGCAAGAAGAGGTGCCCAATAAATGCCAGTCTTTAATGTTCCTGGGTATGGTGCGGTAAGACTTCCTGAAGGTTTAAAACCACAGGATTACCAAAACATCATTCGCGGTATGCAGATGGAATACGGGCAGGAGCCTCAGTATTCCACATCCCAAGTAGCATTCCGCCCGATTCAGAGAACATTTGAGAATATCGGTACGTCCATCCGCAAAGAGTTGCCCGCCATGGGGCTTGCTGCGATCGGCCAAGATGTTGCCGCACGTGGCCTGATGGAAGAAGCCAAGCAGGAATATGCAGAACGGGAGGAAAGGCTTCCCCGTATGTATCAGTCCTCAGAGGATGTGACGGGTCCTTTATCCGCTCTTGGCTTTGGTTATGAGCGTATTGCGGAGGCCTTGCCTTATGGACTTGCTATGCTTTTACCTGGAGGAGTTGCTGCTGCCGGTGCGCGAGGTCTTGCTGCACGGGCTGGAGCCTCTGCTACAGAAGCTGCCCTTGCCAGAGGTTTGTCTTCTGCGGCTGCTGAATCTGCTGGCGCTGCACGTGCTGCCCAAGTCACCCAACGAGCTGCCCTTGGTGGGGCTGGTGCTGGAGGCTACGCGCTAAACGCTCCTGAAACATTCTCCAAGGTTCTTGAAGAAACCGGTCAGCTACGTCCAGGTGTCGCATCTGTCGCAGCAAGTTTTCAGACATTCCTTGATCTTGTTGCACCTGCATCATTCCTAAACAAGCTTGGTGGATTTGGTCGCGCCAAGATGGTTGAAGAAATGACCAAGCGTGCTGGATTTAAAGAAGCTGCCAAAGACATCGGACTAGCTGCTGCTAAGACGGCGCCCAAAGAAGGTTTAACTGAGGCGGCTCAGGAGTTTTTGTCAAATGTTGCAGTCAAGTATGTTGATGAAAACTACGAACTCTTTTCGCCAAAGCGGCTGCGGGAATATTTCGAGGCTGGCCTTACAGGAACCATAAGCGGTGGCGCATTAGGTGCGGCTGGCAGAGGTATACAGCGTCTCGGTATGCCTGTTGAACAGCCTGTTGAACAACCCGCGCCACCTCAGCAAGCCACTGTTGCTGAGCCACAAGTTACACAGCCTGAAACGACAGACCCCCTACTTAAGTATCAAATTCCGCCCGTGGGCGGAATTACCCCCCCACCCGTTACAGATCAAGCACTTACGCCAACTCCTTCAAGTGTTGGCTATCAAGTGCCGCCCGAAATCTTCACAGAAACACCGGTTGACCAGAAGTATTTCGAGCAATTTGTTGCGGACATTATGGCTGGTGTTCCTCGTACAACACCCGAGGATCAGCAGTTTTACGCCAACAATGCACCGGCAATAGAAAAGAGATTAGGGGAAGAGCAGGCGGCTGCTGTGCAACCTACTCAAAAAGCAGCGCCATCTGCCGAGACAAGCATTCCTGTGCCGCCATCAGAAACGCTTCAGTTAGCAGCGCCGCCAGCAGTTGCTGAACAAGTGGTAGGGCCGCCAGAGTTTGTTGAGCCTCCTCCCATGGAAGGTCCGGCGCCGTTAAGCGAAGAGGATCAAAGGATCACAGAGCAGATAGCTGAACTAGAGAAGCAGGCTGGTGAACTAGCGACACAAAAGGAAGCTGTCGAGGCTAGGGAGCGCAAGCGTAAGTCACAAGGCGATACATTCCTGAATGCGCTCAAGAAGGCTGGAGTAAGCGCCAAGGACGTGGCGGATATACGCAAAACACAGTCTGACAAGAACCTTGATAAGGCTGTTGTGAGCGGGCTCTTGGACCCATGGCTTGGTGAATACTCATCTGTAGCGGTTGATAGAGCGGATGTCTTTGACCAGAAGATGAAGCAAAACGAGGCGGTTGAGTACCTCAAAGACCGCATCCTGAATTTTGATTATGTAAGCGATACAACGAAGGCTGAGCTTGCTGATTTAGATCTCAAGCTAGACGAAGTGTTAACCATGATTAGGGAGTTTCGCAGTGAACTTGAAGCCAATCTTGAAGCCGCGGAAGCTGCCGATGAGCAAAGAGTTGTTTATGAGCAAGTGGAACAAGCTATCCCCGAAGGCGAAGAACGAGTTGCTGAACCTAGCGAAGCTGCCAGACCTGAACGTGAAGCTGCCAGAGTTGAAGTAGCCTATACGCCTCAGTCTTATGCCGAGCAGATGATGGACAAGACGTTGCCTGATACAGATGAGGCTTATGCGTACTTCCAAGAGAACCGGCAAGAGATAGAGCAGGCGCTAGCTGACCTGGAAGAGCGCCGTGCACAGCCGATGATGAAGGCTACGGCAGGCCAGTCTAAAACATCGCAAACTCATGCAGATAATTTGGGTGGGGTTGTGGTGTGGCAGGACGGGGATCTTGCACTCATCCGGGCACATGCCTTACTAACCGGCGACCCTGTTTACGTAGTTGCCAATGGGTCTTTCCGTTCGCGCACAGACGTAGAGAATTACACAGGCAATTTAATCAATGCGCCTCAAAAGGCGAGATTAGTTGCGGCCAAGGAAGCGCTTGAAAAGAAAGACAAAGCTCTGCATGACAAATCACCATTCATCAAGTTTGATGCCGATGGTGTCGCAATGTCGCAAAGCATATCGCCAGAACTGGCTGGTGTGATTGCAGGATGGAAGAAACTTCTTAAGATTCCTCAGGGCGTCTATGTCACAACCATGGACGATATAGTTGCCAATCGCGGTAAGTTCACAGGGCCGCATCGCACGATCGGTTCGGCTGCGCTTAGTGATGACCTTGGGTCTATGAGGAAGATGCCCGATGGTAATTACTACATAGCCTTTACCAAGGACGCATCAGTTACGCGGATGCTAGAGACATTGGCCCATGAGCTTGGCCACATCCATGAGCGTGAGTCATTCAGGAATGCAGATCTTGCAACGCAGCGTTCCATACGTGATGAGTTTGATAAGTTTCTGAATTCCTCTAAGGGCAAATCGGCCAAGGATTACATCGAGTCCATGCGGGCGCGAGGTGTTGGGAAGACTACGCAGGCCGGAGAGAAGACCAAGTTTGAGGATCTAACTCCTTATTGGAAGAGCTTTGGCGAGTGGTACGCAGACCAAGTATCACGTTGGGCAACGACATCCGAGAAGCCACTGACGGTAGTAGAGAGGTTCTTCAAGCGTCTTGCAGATGCACTGAAATCCTTTTACGCCAAGGTACGCAATCAAAAGTACCTGCCTAATGAAACCTTTAAGCAGTACATGGATAAGGTTACGGCTAGTGTCAAAGACATAGCCCCTGTACGCGTAGAAGCTAAGCCACTGGGTGTGAAGGACCAGATGGCTTTGTTCATGAAAGATCAGCTAGAGCCAAGCGACACTGAAATCCAATACATGCGCCGTAGCGTTGAAGGATTAACTGACGCCGGTAAGGATCTATCTCCACAAGAGCAGCAAGATCTATTCAACGCCGTAGACAAGATTGATGACACGCCTGCTGAAGGCATGAAGTCCATGGATACGATGATCAAGGACACGCCGTCCTTTGCGGCTGCCAAGGAAAAGCTTGGTCAATACGTTAAGGATGCGACGGCAGATAACGCTCAGACGTTATTGCAGTTCCTGAACCTCAGACAGATTGCAGAGCTAGCCAAGAAAGACCTGCCGCAGGTACGTCAGTATTACGATGTGCTAAACCAGATGATGGTAGAGAGGGATAAAAAACTGACCACCGCAAGCAAGCTTCGTGAGAAGTGGGACCAGTGGGCTGACAAAAATCCTAAGCTGGGTGAAGCGTTAGATAAGGTAATCCTAGACGCCCGTATGTCAGGCATTGACCCAACGATTCCTGAGAAAGAAGCAAAGATCAAGAGTGAATCTTTCCGTAAGAACTGGGAGATGATCAAGGGCACGGAAGGCGAAACGATCTTCAAGGAGCTTCGTGATTTCTACAAGAAACAGCTTAATGATAAGAGGGAGATTCTTAAGAGGATCATCACCACCAAGATCACGGACGTTAATGAACGCGCCAAGAGTTTGCGTGAGTTGGACTATGAGTTCCAGAAGTTTGAAAGCGAAGGTCCGTATTTTCCTCTTAGCAGGTTTGGTCAGTACTTTATTGCTTACAACATCAAACTACCTAATGGCGGGACGAAACCGTACCAAGAGATGTTTGAATCCTTGGCCGACCTTCGCAAGCATGAGGAAAGTATTGCCAAGGATGTAGCAAGCGGCAAGATCATCAACCTCAAGAGTGGTGTAGATACCAAAGAGCTTTTCACCGAGGGCGTCATCAAGTCTGCCTTCATCAATAAGATCTTTGCTGCCATCGATAAGACTGATCAGCCAACGCTTTCAGACTCCGCTGGCCGGGCGATGGATTTGAAGAACAGGCTTAAGGATGATGTGTATCAGGCTTACCTGTCCATGCTTCCTGAGTTGTCTGTACAGAAGAACTTTATTCACGCCAAGAAGGTTGCCGGTGCTACGCTTGATATGCGCCGTGCATTTGCTGATTCAGCATTCCATAGTGCGTACAACCTAGCAAGAATGGAGTATGGCCCCACGCTAGATGCCATCATCAGTGAGGCGCAGCGGTACTCTGATTCACAAAAGGGTGTAAGGAATATTGCCCGTGACCGTTACTTGCAGGAGTTGAAGGCACAGCATTCTGACTTCAGCAATCCAAAGGATGTGCACCCAGTTTGGTCAAAGATTACAAACTTTGCGTTTTTGTATTACTTGACCGCTCCTGCTTCTGCTCTTGGTAACTTAATCCAAACGCCGGTCATTGGGATACCAACACTTGCAGGTGAGTTTGATGTTTCGTTTGCAAGGGCAAGCAAGGAAATCTTCAAAGCCTTTTCAGATTTAAAGTCATCGAGGAAAAAAGGCACGGCGCAGTATGACCTGATAGGCATGTTAGAAAAACAAGCCAAGGCGAGTGGATCTGCAAAGCTTAAGGAAGAAGCCGAAATCATGTCAGAGCTTGAAGGCCTGACAAATCAGACTCAAACGCTTTCCTTGGCTGGTTTAGCTGAACGCCCGAGTGGTTTATATGCGACCGGCTTTAAGAGCATCCTTAAGTCAAAGTCGTTGGGCGTCCTTGACAAGGCGTCCATGATTCTTGGTTATGGATTTAATCTGGCAGAAATTGCAAACCGCCAAGTTACAGCACTTGCAGTGGTTAGGCTTGCTCAATCCAAGGGGATGAATAAAGCCCAGACGATACAGCTCGCAAGAGAAATGATTCGCCAGATTCATTTTGAGTATGCAAAAGAAACTAAGGCTAGGTTCTTACGTCATCCGATTGCACAGGTAACGCTACAGTTCAAGAACTACGCGCAGCAGATGACAGCCTTCATCGCACAGGCAATTAAGGATTCTCTCCCCAATACGCGTGAGTTGAATGCACTGCTACTGAAGTCGCAAGACAAAGGTCTATCAGAGGATGAACGATATGCTGCCAAGCGTGAGTACGATGAACTAACAAGGATCAAGAAAGCTGCAAGGAAGCGTCTGACTGGTGTTATGGGCATGACAGCGCTCTTTGCAGGTTATGAAGGTCTGCCGTTTTACTACATCATTGAAGGCGTTATGAACCTTATCTTTGATGATGAAGACGATCCTTATGACTTCAGCCTAGAACTAAAGGTTGCTATGGCAAATGCGTTTGGTGACAACGTGTCACGGGCGCTGAGTAAAGGACCAATGTCAGAGATCTTACAAGTTGATGTAAGCAGGTTTGCTAACCTCAATGGACTCTGGTTCCGTGATGACGCCATGGCTAAGGATGAGGAGGAGTGGGCCAAGAATATGCTGATCGACATGCTTGGGCCGGCGGCAGGCATTGTTCTTAACGTGGCTGGTGGCATCAAGAAGATCAATGAAGGTCACTACGCAAGAGGTATGGAAGAGATGTCACCACCTGTTGTGAAGGACTTCTTCAAAGCCTGGAGGTTCTACCATGAGGGTGCGACAACCTTGCGTGGCGATCCAATCGTACCAAACGTAGGGTTGTGGGGAGTCTTTGCTCAGTCACTTGGCTTTACGCCACAGGATCTTCAGCGTGGCTACGAGGCCATGGGCGAGATTAAGAGTCTTGATAAGCAACTGGCTCAGCGTGAGCAAAGGCTCCTGTCAAAACTGTTCTTAGCTTACAAGAGCGGTGACTATGAAGAGATGGATGATATTGGTGAGCAGATCATCCGATACAGCAGCAAGAATCCTGGTAATGAAATTGATGAAAAGAAGATCAAGCGTTCGTTTGCTCAACGTGAGCGGATGTCAGAGCGTGCTGAGAAAGGGATTATTGTTAGCGCCAAGCGCCCTGAGTTGCTTGAGAAGACAGTTTACTTAGAGGATTGAAGTACTTCCAAGGTCATGGCAAGAAGGTCTAACTCGCTAAGCTTATAGCGGGTATAGAACCCTCTCTCGCCAAGGCCATGGACGCCAGGGCTTCCGGTATGGTGGGTTGGGCACAAAGGAACCACCAGAAAGTTGCTAGCCCTCTGGCTCATACCTTGGCCTTCCCGGATGTGGTGGATCTGAGCAGGGGTCGCTCCAAGGTCTAGGTGTTTGCACAGGATGCACCCAATACTTGCGACGCGATCCATGTGCGCTTTATCAGCTTTTTTAGTCATTGATCCTGCTCATACCTTGATTGAATCTTCTGTGCCTACCCCACGTTTGAATATCTTTGTCAGTCATGTAAGGCGCTCTACGTTGCTGTGCTCTAGTCCACGTTGATGCGTCCTTAAAAAATCTTTCTGCATCAAATCCTGGGTATCGTTTTTTGTATTGCATACAGCGATCCCAAAGCTTACGTGCGATCCAGTCCTCTTCAAATTTAATGTCTGTCGGGTAGCTATTCATGCTTGGTCATTATCCCAAAGCTTCCACTCTTCACCGCTCTTAACAACTTTCTTAGCGTCATCCATGCCAGCGTCATAACCCGCCCTGTATGATCTTCCGGAAATAGACATAAGGAAATGAAGATAGCTTACGGAAATGGTTTCTTTTTTTCTTTTGCGCCATTTAACCCATGATGAAAAGGCTGGACTGATCCTTGCCGGACAGATCCGACCTTGGTTACATTCCCCGTGGCAGGGCGGACATGATTTCATTTGTTCTCCCATATACCAATCATTTGGTCCTTGTGCTGACTGTAATGATTTAACACGTTGTAAGCCATCTTGATTTCTGTAATAGCCTCCAGGCAAAGCTCCATGGCGGTCATGTAGTCATTGTTCTGGCAAAGGTCATACACGCGATTCATCAGTTGGTCTGCTTTGATCAAGTGGCCCGAATAATCCATCAATATGTTCCTGTAGTTCATCACACATAAGATCACTAAGGGTCTTGCCAAATACGGTGATGGCATTCCCCTTGGTGGATTTGGTAATAACCGTCTGGGCTTTTACGAAACCCTGACGGTAGCCCTCATGATAATCAAGAGGGGCTTCACCGATCGTATCAATCGCCTGCCTTACAAGCTCTGAAGCCATGCCGGGTTTCTCGCGTAGCTTCTCAACTTGGTCGGGCCGCAGGTAGACTTGGTAAGGCACTAGCTTTCGTTTGTACTTTGCTTCCATTCTTCAAACTCCTTACGCAAATCAATCAATGCGCCTTGCGCTTCTGTATTGGAAGCTAGTTCTGATCGGGACTCGATGTTCAGTGCCTCGCATATAGCCCGTGCAGCATCATCCTCAGAGTGAGAGAAGCACCACCCGGTAGCTACGCACCAGCGTTGGAACTCAGGATCTTTAGCCAAGATACCTGCGGTCTGCACAAAGCTGCTGACCTTTGGCCTGACATAGGGTTGCTCATCTTCACCAATCCGAACCATGGCCACGGCGTAACGTGAGCCTACAAAGTCACGCACAAGGTCTTGGTTGAGATCATCTGGATGGATAGCCAGTGTCAGCATAAAACCTTCTTTGTTCTGACGCAGGGATACCTTGACGCATTCAAAGTTAATTGGATCCACCGAGTAACCTCCTAAAGAAGCTGCCTACCTTTTCGAGGAAGGATGGTTGAGGTGGAACTGTAAAGATCTCTCCTGGCTTTGCATGAACCGGTGCACCTTCGATGGATGCAATACCTGCTGGCTTTGGGTTAACGATCCGATTGATAACCCATACAGGCCTGCGATGAGCACTGGCTAGCATAGACAAAGATACGCCCATGCTATGCCTTTGCATGATCAGGTCGCGCTCTTCAATACTAGGAGCACCTCTTGTCCATCCATTATTGACCGGGGCGAATCTATCAGAGCAGAACTTATAAGCCGTCTTGTCAGAGATCTTCATAACCTCAGCTATTTCGATCGGGTGATAGCCCTCGTAATACATGATGGTTAGCTGCTCTTTGTCTTGGTCGGTAAGCCTGTAGTTGGTGCGCTTAATCGGCCGCCGCCGTCTGATCTTCTTCATGGTCAAAATGGAATGTCGCTGTCGTCAACTGGAGGGGCGGGCGCTTTCTTTGACTCTTCTTGCTCCCAACCTTGGCGTACTTTGCAGTTGAAGTATTCACCGCTGCGGCCCTGCTTAGTCCACATGGATAGGGATAGCTTAGGCGTCTCACCATGCTTGACTTTGTTGGTGATGTAAGCGCATAGCTCAGCAGATAGTTCCACGTCGCCGCGGAAGTCAGGTGAACGATCGGTCTTTACCCTGGGGCTGAATAGGTTGGCTGAGTCGTAGTATTTAGTTTCCATTGATCTGATCCTTGCGTGCTTTGAACTTGGCTAATAGCTCCACGTACAGCGATTCATCGTGGGCTTTGATTTTGTTTACTGCGTCTTTGTTTTCTTTCCAGAAAGCATTAAGTTCTTGCTCACTCTTAGCCTCGGGTAAGAACTCGGTAAACATATTCATGGCGAACTCAGCTACACCTGCGTTCGTTTCTACCGGCTTAGCTTCTACCTTGGACTCAGGTTTAGCCTCAACTTTTGGGGGCTTTGGTGCTGGCTTAGATGCTGCGTTACCGTCATCATCTTCCGGTGCAATACCGCAAGCTGCCATGAGTGAGTATCGACGTACGTACGAAAGCGAGCTGGCATAGCCCTGTGCATCGTGCTTGCTGGCCGGGAAAAATAACTTACCGGCTGAAAGCATTTCTCCGCTCTCATGGACAAACACGGTCTCTGCCATGGCGCCATCAGGCGTTTCATGCGTCATCTGCATGAGGAAGATGCCGTTGTTGTTCAGTGCATCGATGACTGCTTCAACACACGCTGCAAGGTCTGCGTACTTAGACCTGAAATGAGGATTGGTGCTGGTCTTCAGCGCAGGGCCGAATTCCCTTTGCGCTTTAACTAGCGCTGATGCTATCTGCTTCACTTGCTTCTCCTAGTTGTCTACCAAAATCACAGTACTGTTTAACATCACAAAAACTTGTACATCTTGTATTAGCGCCGGGGCGGTGAACGATCTCCTGTCCTGGCTTTACTGCATCTTTTGCTTCTTGCTCAAGCAGAAATACTTTCAGCGCTCGCTTGGCCCCTGGTTTCATGATGGCCCATGTTTCAGGCTTAGCCCATCGCTCATCGGGTGTACACAGTGGCGGATCGTCCATGATTGTGGCGGCATGAAGTGCGATGCGGCTCTTGATAAAAGCCGACTGTTCTTCGTAGGTCCACAGGGGTACATCAATCTGTACGATCGGTGCTTCTGGGTAATCTGCTTGGCGGCCTACGTTCCTGCGAGCCCAGTCCCTAACGATGGCATTGATCTTTAGACCGACGACATTGTGACCATGGGCACGGGCAAGATAGGCGTAGCAGTTAAGCTGGTGCTCCCATTCAATCTTACCTTGCATGACTGCAAAACTGCTCGTAACTTTCCAGTCCTCGATGATCCGTCCATGGGGCGTGACAACCTGGCGGTCGATTGCACCAGAGATCTTCCAGCCATTAATCTCCTTGAAGTACCGCTGCTCAGTGATGACATCTTGTTCTGAGAACTTCTCAAGGATGTGATGGACAGCCGTACCGAATAGACTGAACACGGTATCGGATACGTCCTGTTCCATCTCATCAAAGTGCTTGTGCTTGAGTGCCACGACCCGTGGGCTGTCGATAAGCTCAGTGACAGATAGCTTGGCATCGCCCTTGGAGTAGTTCTTATTGCGAGCAAACCGCATGAGAACGTCGGGCAGGTTGTATTTATTGGTGATGTTCATGGCTTACTCTCTTCAAACTTTTCCATAGCCGCCTGTAAAAGCTGTAGTACTTCTGGGTTAGGCGCCTCAAGGTAACGGTGAATCCAGAACATAACGTCCTCTGCCGCGAGGATGGCTTCGTATAACCATCGCTCATGGTTCATCGCTCCCTCCGTTTAAGCATCTCGTCCGCCACAAGGTAAGCAATATCTGCAAAGGCAACCTCTGGCTTTTGTGATGGGACCTGCCCCCACTTGCCTGAAAAGATGCCTGTGATCACGGCCGCGGCGAAATAATCACGCATTGTGAGCCCTGCTGTGTTTGGCTCATGCAAGTGGCCGACTTCATGCGGGAAGGCGTACTTGGTCTTGCTCATCGCTTCACTCCTATGCTGTAGTAAGCAGATACCCGCCTGACAATCTCCATGAAGTCGCCAAAGTTGTGAGCATTCTTCAAGGTATCCATGTCAATCGAATCCCATAGCTCTTCTGCTTCATCAATCTTCATGGGTTCCACGTCTTCCTTGAGTCGCTCAAGCTTAGTGATCACTTCCTTGAGTGCATCGATCTGCTTTTGAATAAGTTCTGATGCCAGCATCTCAATATCCCGTGGGCATACCGGCATGTACCCATCGGCCGGCGTGGTAGAAAATAAATACAAGGGCCATGATCAGTACTACTCGGAGGGCGCCTGACCATCGTCCGTGCCAGGTCCAGTCTGAGACGGGCTCATTGAGGTAAACGCGCTGGATCCAGAGCTGGTCTGGCGGGATTTCTGTTTGCCACTTAGGGGCCGGCCGGACGTAACGACTTCCAATACGCGGCCTTTCTGGTCTAAGCGCGATATGACCTGCTTGATGGGTAGCTCTTGGTTTTCTTCTTCCGGTGATGTCCAGCATGGTTCTTTCTCCAGTTTGTACAGTTTGTAATTGATACGGAAATGCCTGCGCTGCATGTCGTCCACACGAATCACAACGTCCTTGGCGGTTGGCTTCTTAGGCCCGTCGTAAAACATGTAGTCAAGAAGCTTCTTGCGTAACCAGTCAGGATCAAGCGGCAGCCAGTTACAGAAGTTCGCCAGCCCATCACTAAAGATGAACTGGAAGGCAGTACGTGCATCGGTATGTAGCTTGTAGTCCTTGTGCTTCTTGGACTTAGTAAGCAATTCACCTGCGAGGATGGGCTGCTTACAGGTATCAAAGATGGCGGTGTTGATGGCCGCCAGTAAGATGCGTTGTTCAGGGATGAGTGGTAGGTTAGTCATTGTGTTCTCCAGTGAAAGAATGGTAACCTATGTTCACAATATATGGCAATATACATAGGAGGTATCCGACCAATGGCAATCAATAGCAGACAGAAGGGCCGGCGCGGGGAGTTGGAAGTAGCCAAACTGATTTCGCAGGCATTGGATTTCCAAGTCAAACTGAATTATGACCAAGCCGCGGCGGGTGGTTATGATATGAAAGTATGGGGTTGGGCGGTGGAAGTGAAGCGAGCCGAGAATCCCGACTGGCGTGCATGGCAGCGGCAGGCTCTTACCAGTGCATGGAAGGATGGGCTGATGCCGATCCTATTCCATCGAAGGAATCATGCGAGGTACTGGGATGTGTATTTACCGATCAGTGTGTTTCTGGTGGTGTGGGGCGGCCAAGGGCCATTTGATGAGAATGATTGGATGCAGGTATCGTTTGAGGTAGCAATAGCAACAATGAGGATGACCCATGGATCCACGTATACGCAAGGCGATCGTGAACGACATGATCGAATCAATACCCCAGTCAGTGAAGTTACAGATCCGGCATGAGGTGGCAGAGCGAACGGCCCTGGAGTTGCAGATCAGGTCCATGAAGCTACTCGCTGATACACAAGCATTCAGTATGTGGCTCAAAAAAAACCCCGGCGAGGGTGGCCGGGGAAAGGTCTAAACAACCAGGAGACACAGCCATGGACTTAGCTGTGAAGTTATGTTATCATGAAGTTGTTGTCGTAGCAGACAATGTTATGGAAGGCCGTTTACTCATGCTCTCGACCCTTGTTGCAAGACTCGGGTTCTGCTACCGAGAGCAGCAGTAAGCGGCCTTTTTGCATTCAGCGGCGATAACCGGACTCCATCCGATAGCAAGGGCCTGCATGGGCTGCGTGGAGCAGAACACCGGTGTATCGCTAACCCCCGATATCGCCGTCCAGCCTTTCAGCGAGGGACTGGGTAACACGTGCGCGACAGTGGTGAAGACAGCGTGCACATGGAAGGAATCGCTGGCTCCGGCTGCGCTGGAGGAGGCATCAAGTGCGCCTCTTCGGGCGAGGGTGAACCCCGTGCTTCACCCCTGGGGACGCTATTCCGCAAATGTTCTAGAAATTAGATTCCGCCGCTCATCGACCTGACGAACGGTATGCACAAACGCATAAAACTGTGGTTAAATACTCCTACCGACAAGGAGATAACCATGGACGAAATCATCAAACAGCTTGGCGATAAATGGCCATTTAAGTACCACTACTGTGAAGACGGTGAGGTGCTTGAGAAGCAACCCGTGCCGGCCGAACCTATTGAAGAGGCACCTTTCTGATGAACAAAGAAGACATTATCAAGATGGCGAGAGAGGCTCAACTAGTTTACGGGTCTGACGAAAATCCATTGGGCTCTGTAATACGCTTCGCCGCCCTTGTTGCCGAGCATGAACGTGAGGCATGTGCGAAGTTGTTTGACGGTGAGGTATGGGCGTATGACTACCGCGAAATAGCGGTCGCCATCAGAGCAAGGGGTGAGCAATGAGTATAGAAGCAATGAGGCAGGCATTGGAGGTGCTGGATTCTTTTGAGCCTTTGGATCAAAAGCTTTGGATGCTTGAAGAAAACATTGACGTAGATAAAACAATTAAGGCATTGCGTGAAGCCATCGCAGAGGCAGAGAAGCGAGAATGGGTTGGGCTGACGGAGGACGAGATTGACGACATCTGGAACAAATACTGCGATGAAATGGGGGAAGCATCAATAAACGACGCTCAAGACATCGGAAAAGCCATCGAAGCCAAACTGAAGGAGAAAAACACATGACCGCATCGGACCAATTCATAACGCAAGTGGAGCTTGCTACCCGATGGAAGATCAGCGAAGCAACACTGGAACGTGACCGGTCTTTCAAAAAAGGGGTTCGGTACATGAAGTTGGGTGGATTGATTCGCTATCGGTTGCAGGACGTTATTGACTACGAAAACGCATGTACGCACGAGCCGGAGGGGAAGAATGTTGGATAAAGACGACATTATCAAGATGGCGCGAGAGGCTGGTTTTAACCCAGTCTCATACATGGGCGCAAACCTTGAATCGTTTGAACGCTTCGCCGCACTTGTCGCAGCACATGAGCGTGAGGCGTGTGCAAAGCTGATTGAATCAAGAAAAAATGGTGCTAACGAGCTTATGGACTTAGTGCGTGATATGGAGGCGCAAGCCATCAGAGCAAGGAGTGAGCAATGAACCGAGACGACATTATCAAGATGGCGAGAGAGGCTGGTGCAATGTTTGACCATATGACATGGGTTGAGCGTGATCTTGCCCCTGTGTTTGAACGCTTCGCCGCACTTGTTGCAGCACATGAGCGTGAGGCGTGTGCGAAGGTGTGCGAGGAACGGCAAGAAGTTTTTCAAAAGTATTACACAAAGGGGCTTGCAGCGATGTGCGCTGAAGCCATACGAGCAAGGGGAGACAGTGAAACCAATCGATGAGACATATCTAGCATGGGCCAAGGAACAAAAAGAACCTTTTACATCGGAGCAAGTAGCAAAACACTTTGGCGTGAGCAGAACCACAGCGGCAGAGCGTATGAGAGTTTTAGTAGGGCTGGGATGTGTTGTAGCAACCAAGCATCCCATGAGATTTAACCAGTTGCTTTACACCTATAAAGAATTTAGTTGGCACGATCCATTCAACCTAGCGAGAACACTATGAACCTAGAACCAATCATGAAACTGACCAAGGACCTTAAAGTCGCAGCCACGAACCTGTCTGATGACGAGGCAAGATTTCTGGTCGATTACTACTACATCGCCCAAGAAGACCGTAAGCGTTCCACGAACCAAGTCCGGGCGCTGGACGAATCGCATGAGCCTAACGCTGTGATCGGCTGGCTGGCGGCCCAATCAGAAGGGCTGGAAGGGCAGATCAAGAAGGCGTT